TTTCAAAGTATGCTTGCGGTGAACCAAATTCTGAATCATAAAATAATAATACAGCATCATCATATTTCTTTAAATACGCACTTGCCATAATTAAAGCAAATGAAGTTTTAAAATGTTTTGATGGACCTGCTAAAACGGTCAGACCTGGTGCTATACCTCCATCCATAGAACCGGACAAGGCTACGTTTATCATTGGTACATCGGTCGGTACCATATCTTTTTCATTAAAAAATTTTGAATCAGAAAGTATTGAAGTAAAATCACTTTTACTATTCTTTTTTAATTTATCCATTATTGACATGCTATTCTCCTACAAATAATATAATTATACCATAAAAGCATCTAATTGTAAAGGTTTATTTTCACTAATTATCGATTGCTTTCGATTATCTTGTACCATAAAGTCTTGATCCCATAACTGATTACTCAATCTACCATCACAAAATTTTAAAACATGTTCTGCCATATCACTTGCTGTTGTGACTGGTACATTCTGACATATATGATTTAAATTTTTAAGACCACCTTGTAAAATAAAATCATCAGGCAATCCCATAATGCTTAAACATTCTCTTATCGTTAAATGTCTATCTTCATCTGGATGTGTAAGCTTTGTTGGTGCACTACCTACAAAAGCACCAATATAGTTTTTTGGTACATATACACCTCTTCTCATAATGTTACCACCTGATGATAACTTTTCATGCATTACTTTACAACGCTCTGCTTGTTTTTCATAACCATGAGATGACATCCAATTTGATACACTATCATATGAATGTTCGTTATCTTCTATATAATGTAGAACATCATAGCTTTTTTTAATTTTATTTTGAAACTCTTTGTGTGTTATACCACCATGCATTTCTTCAAGAACATATCGGTAGTATGGATCTTGTGAAGGAACACTAGTATTCGTAAGGACATTCATAGGATCATCGGATCTGCGTTTCACGGAACGTATCGTATCCTCAATTTTTTCATGTTCCCTTTTTATATATTCAAACTGAGGTACTTTATCACCTTTCCAGAAAAAATAAAATGATCTATCTCTTACTTGTCCGAGTCCATGGAGGAGAGACTTCGTTTTATATAAGCTGAAAGTATATCCAAATTCTCTTCCAATTGATCTGAGATTTTCCACAATCGGCTCCCCCATTTTTGAAGCGAGTCTTGGTGCATTTTCGCCCCAGAATACTTGAGGTTTGATAGTGCCCAAGACATAATTAGCAGAGGTGAGCATCCAATCGTTAGCAGCAGCGTCAGAAGATGCCGTAGTATTGAGGCTAGACAAACCAGCACAAGGGCACACGGTGTTAACAACATCGACAGAAGGTAAATCATAGTTCCTGTCGTTTCCCAAAAGATAGTAGGGAACTTCTCTTTTGTAATACTCAACCAAGTGAGTATCGTTTGCTTTAAAGTCTTCATAACTTAATATATACTCCGGTCTTTTTTTAAATACCTTTTCCATGGCGATTGTTTCACCGCCAATTAGTGGAACTATACTAGCATAGTTCATTAATGCGGCACCGTATTTTTTACAAGATATTCTTCTACATCAATTTTTGGTTCCCAACCTAATGCTTTCATATCTGTAATATCTGCCGTATTATCTTGAGCCTCACAAGGATCTCCATCTCGTATTTCAATACCTTCCCATCCTGCAAGCATTCCAAGATCCATGACTACATTTCCTTTGCCAGTGCCAATATCATATGCAGGTTTAAGTGCACTTATATCTTTACTCATTAATAATAATATAGCTTCTACTACATCACTTACATGTACAAAGTCTCTTACGTGTCTTGTAAGATAACCAATTGTGCCATCAATAAGTTTACCAATAAGCATTGATTGTCTTGCACCATCACCGTAGACAGTTGTAAACCTTAATCCAACCTGATTATGGAATGCAGTTTCTTCATTTACTTTTTTACTTACACCGTATGGTGACAGCCACCAGTTATGTATACAAGAAGATGAAGCATACAATAGTGGAATATTATTATAACTACAAATCTTCTGAATACGTGTAGTATTCTCAACATTATTTTTCCAATACTTTTCTGGTTCTTCTAAACTCTTTCTTACATCAGCATATGCTGCAAGATGTATAACATAACTAACTTCACTTATATCAAAATCTTTTATACATTTAGGTGGATCTTGTTTTAAATCCCATTCTATAATTTCATGACCGTCTTTTTCAAGTCTTGTTTTTAGGTGGCTTCCTATGAAACCTCTTGAACCTGTAATTGCTACATTCATACGAAAAAATCCTCCAAAGTTGTTTCATTCTTTTCATTGTAGTTTAGTGTTTTATTTATGATGTCGTTATAAACTACAGTTGCATCACAATGCTCTTTCCAAAATTCAAACATCATATTTCTCCATTCATCTCTCATAACTGGATCACCTGTCATCATCAACATATCGTGTGCAGTTGCTTCTGCATTAGTAGCATCAACACCAAGCGTACCAGTATTTATGCATTCACTTATCGGCTTACCTTGTTTTCTATGAATCACATTATCACAAAAGTGTTTATGAAATATTGGTATAACACCTGCAGCAAAACAATCTGTATGACAATATTCAACATTATCACCATATATATTTTCTTTAAAGTACATAAGATCAGAACCAAATCCGCCAAGACTCATACGTTCAATCATTTCTTCATGTGTATATGCACCATATAAGTATGCACCTGAATTTGTTGTTTCACTTCCATAAACTGGATCTTTACTTGGATTATTATCAATTCCTTTTTCTGGTCTAAAATAATTTATAACTTCTCTTCTACCAGTCATTTCTTTCGGATTTTTATAAAGTACAGCCGGATAATTTATTGATGCTTCTAATCCTTCTAATACTGTTTTAAATCCAAGTTCTTTGAAATAATCATTATGAAAATCAATCATTAAATCCGGACCTTTCCACATTGCAGTACGGCCAACCCATCTAATATAGAAAGGATCTTGATCGTGTATTGGCTTCCATTTTTCTTTTGTAAAATTAAAACCTACACCCATATTGGTTAACGGTGTTTTAATATTATTTTTCTTTACCCATTTGCCAAACGGATTATCTACATAATGACACATAAGAACATTCATCTTAGATGAAATATCTGCTAGTCCAGCATTTCTATTTATTGAATGTATTTTATGATCAACTTGAACCAATGATTTACGTACTTTAATTTCGTCCATCATCTTTATAAAATTAGCTACACAATCTTCCGGATGAGATTTTGACGGAACACTCCAAATAATACACATATCTAATTGATTTATTCTTTCAATTACCTGTGTACATGTTAATAAATCTGGAAACTTCTTTGTTGGTTTACTGATCTCATCCCAATCAGTACCTCTAAAATAATTTACTTTAAAATCCATAGAATTCATTCTTTGCCATAATTTATCAATTGTAGCATATACTTCTACACCAGGGAATAACTTTTGAAACTCAACTACATTTTTAGTTAAGCCTACACCCTCTACACCTCTACCAAGAATGACACCTATTTTCATTATTAACTCCTACTAATCAAAACATTTAAATCATAAAGTCTTGCATTAACATTTGGCTTACCTAAATTAGGTAAACTATACCAGTCACCCATATTTTTAAATCTTTCTGTTGGATACATAAATGTTAATTCAAATCCTTGATCTTTTTGTTTTGGCCAAAATTCAGCATCATATTTTTCAGATGCACCTGTAGTGTATATTTCTGCAAACCACTGTTGTATACAATCAGGCATCTTTGCTTCATTTTCTTCAAGCCAAATCATTTCAGTACCTTTAATATCCATCTTTAAAATAGTAGGTTGATACTTTTCAATCAACTTATTAATATTAAAATTTGGAACTTTAAGTTCTTTAGATCTCTTAATTCTTTGTCTTTTACTTGGATGTGTTTGACCGTTTGAACTACCAAGTTCATCATCTTCATAAACATAAAATGAATGTGTATCTGCATCTGATGTTGTAGCTGC